ATCGCATTTTAATTTTGACAACTCATCAATACGCTTATCACGTTCTGCTACTGTATCAAGAAATCTTGCTACGCTACCCTCTAACCCTTGCGGAGTGCCACCGCCTGTTACTCTATCCTTACTGTAATCAATCGCACCTATTGATGTAAGGTTCGCTCTTAACTGATTGATTTCCTCTTTGATAGATGCAATCTGTACATCTACTAACTTTACTGGTTGTAGATACTCAACCGCCTTTTCTATTAGTTTCTTTTCGTCTAATTCACCCAAACACTTCACCTCACATTTTCAGTCCAACGTATAGCAATATAATAAGCATTAGCAAAATTACATCAATCATACACTCATCGCCGTATTTATCACACATTCTAGTCAACCAATACACAATAAACACATATACTATAAAATCAAATACAGTATTCCACATATATTTATACCTCTGCTAGTTTTATATGTGTCCATTTAGTTACATCCCTATCATCTCCAATGCTCCACGATGTAGCACCATTATCCCATACCCAAACGTCCAAATAGTCTACTTTAGCAAAATATCTTCTATACCATTTGACACCATTACTGCTAACTAATACAGGTGTATCAACTTTTACTTTTGACCAATCAACAATACCTAATTCTTCTTCAATACTAAAAACCTCATTCGGTTTTAGTTTAGGTAGTATTGTTATAAACCCAGTTGCACCAATACATTTTTCACAACTACTTATCCGTAATCCATCCCCATCATCAAACATGATTAGCTTTTCATTTGTTAGATATATGTTATCGTAATTATCCGCCACAATATATCTCCATCCAGCATCATATAGCCTTTTGAATAGCCACTCCATACCCTGTTTATCTGTGATCATACTGCACCCACGCTCCTCTATCCTCATTCCATTTAAATTCAACTACATCATACAAATCAAAATCATCAATATTTTCACTTACCTTACCGATATAGAACACATCTTCTTCACTCTCTACCGCAAGCTGGCGCAAAAAATCAAATGCATCTTGATAACTTTGAGGTCTGATATAAAAATCTGAATGTTCTACGTAACCGCTATAATTTGTCATCTCACAACATACCTTTCTGACATAGAGTTATAGATTTGGTGTTTTATTTTAAGAGTAACCTTTTCAACAAAGAAATCTAATCTAAAACATTGCTCAATCTCAAATGTTGTTGATAATTCTGTAATAGTTAAACCAGAAAACTCATATATGATTTTTACACTACCATCATTAACTTCAATTTTGGGTTTGATTATCGTATCAGCTATAACTACTGTTAATGCACTAGCTAATAATTCAAAATTAACTCTCCTCATACTCACCTATTATGATAGGGCGGATATTTCACCGCCCATATCCTTTACTTAATCAAAACATAAAGTAACGCACATACTATGAAAACTAAAGGTATTATCGCCACACCTACTGCAAAATACGTAAGTAGTTTTAACTCTTTTTCTTTTCGTTGCCGTTCTGCCTCTAGTATCCACAGGATATAGCCTTTTCGTTGTGGCGCATTAATTCTTCTAGGACTGCACATTATTTATTCGCTTTCAACTCTTCAACTTCTGCCACTAATTGAGTAACCAATGTTTCAAGTTCTTTGATTTTGCCTTTGTGGTTTAATTCGTATTCAGAACCTTTACCTAATCTGAAGTTCACACTAGCATTTACCATTTTTTCAGAACCAAGTGTACCACCTACACTAAACATTACGTGTTCATTTGGTGCGTAGAAACCGCCTAATGCTACTGCACTATGTCCTTTGTAATGACCATAACCAACGGAGAATGTCATTTTATCGTCTTTGTTATAGCCTAAGTAGTGCAATGCGGATAATGCTGCATTCGCTGCACCAGCTTTACCAATTTCACGTTCTACATTTCGTGTCATACCACGTTCTAAACTTTCGATGCGGTTTTCATGGTTTTCCAACACGTTCGCATGGTCTACTAAAGTTTGTTCGTGAGATTGTAATTGTTGTTCGTGATTGTTAATGATCGTTGCGTGATTGTTAATTACTGTTTCATGACGATTAATTGCATCTGTGTTTGCTTTAATGTTGCCAGCATTTACTTTGATAGCATCTGTATTATCTTGAATGGCTTTAGAATTTGCCCCTACACGCTCATTTGTTGCGTTGATAGAGTTAGTAATCGTTGTGTAATTGTTATCCACCTTAGCGGTTAAATTCTTGATGTTATTTACATTGCGGTCTACACGAATGTTTAAGCACTTAATATCTTTATCGTGTTTTACTAACTTAGCACCCATAGATGCAATTTCATCGTAGGCAGCATACAACTGACTGCCATTGACTGCATCTGTAGATGCTGCATCAACTTGTCCAGCTGCAACATTTGTAATTTGACGATTGTAATATTTCACACCGCCAAACCCTGCTCTATCTTTAGAACCAACACTCACTACAGATTGAGGGTTTTCCCCAGCGAACACATGGGTTACACCATTCAATACTACTTGTTTTGTCGGTACTGGGTTATCTGTTACGGAATTAGTACCCAACGCTACACTATTACTTTTATCAGCGATTGTATTATTACCTACTGCGTAAGCATCCCATGCAGTAGCCTTGCCGTGCGTTCCGATTACTGTTGCACCCTGTCCAGCAGTTTCGGAGTTAGCACCAATTACAACTTGTTCTTGGTCGCTATTGGTTTTATTGTTGTAACCGATGATTGTTGTTTGGTTTGCACTTACTGTGCCGTTATTACTACCGATAACTGTTGTATCATTACCGCTAACTTTAGCATCTCGTCCTAAAACGATTGTACTTGTACCAGTAACTACTGTATTCACACCTAGCGCTGCGGAGTTGTAACCGCTAACTACTGGTGCAGTAGTGTTTGGTTCTACTTGACCTACCACAATACCATTTGCAAATGCTCCACCTGTAATTGTTGCCATAACCATTGTTGCTAATACTAATTTGTTGTTCATGTTAATTTCTCCTTTTATGTTAATTAATTTAGAAAACTTATCATAACCGCCAGAACCACGTTCTGTTGCGGTTAGTTCATCTACTTCTACTACATCAACCAATTTAATTGGTACGATGATTAATTGTGCGATGCGATCACCTCTAGCAATCGTGTAATCTTTACACGAAACATTTTCATATACGATGCTAATCTCACCTCTATAATCTTCATCGATTATTCCAACGCTATTGGCACATCGTAGCGGTGTTTTACTCATGCTACTTCTAGGTGTCAATAAACCCATATGGTTTTGTGGAATTTCAACCGCCACACCTAATGGAATTTGTCTTTTACTATCCGCTGGTATCGTTACACTAAACGGACAATATAGGTCTAACCCAGCCGATACTTGTGGTAAATCGGAGTTTACTTTCCCCCTTGTTGGTAGTTGTGCATATTCACTAACCAACTTTACTTTCATTTTTTCTTTCAAAATTCCACTCCTAACATCATCAATGCACGTTTGACTGTTTTATAATCAGCACCAACTTGATAACTCATTGCCCTTAATGACATTCCAGCTTGATGCATTTTTAATAATGAATTTCCATCCAACTCACTTGCACGTGTATATGTTTTCTGTGGCTTTGTACCTTTCAACCCTAAGCAACACAACGCTCTACCAGCACTTATGTTTCCATATACACACGCTGCTAGTGCTAACCAATTAAGGTTATTATCAGGCACAAACTCACTCATATTAATCGCCATTACTCCATTCACTCTCCTTATATATACGGAAGAAATCATCCGCACTTAAAACCACTAACCACTTTTGATTACTCTTTTTCCATGCGACTATTGGTATATCCCCATTGTCTGCAGCGATTGCATCGTGTTCCGCTTGTTCATATGCTTTACGGACATTCAAGTTTTCAACAAATTTGACTTCTTGATGTACGTTAGGCAGTCCAACACAATCGCTGGCATCACCTGTATTACCACAATACTGTGCAGTTCTACGGACTTTATCGAACCCATGCGACCTACACACATCTCGCCACATTCGTTCACCTCTAGCACCTTTTTGTTTGCTATTTATTGGCAATGATCATCACCCCTCTACATATTGTTCACATCTCTTCAAAATATCTTTCACTAACTCCAACGGAATATGCGACCTTGTGTTATATCGATTAATACCAGTCGTATTTAACTTATTGAATTTAATGGTGTTCCTTATATCATCTTTCAATAACTTCAAATCGATATTGCTACCAAACTTTGTTGGTTTCTTAACTGGGTAATCATAGTTGTTGTAATAGGTTAAATTCTCATAAGGAACATCAAACCCTATTACATTTTTGATGTATTCCCATATCCGCCCATATGCTGGGTTTTCTATTACGAATACTCTAGGTTGATACCTCTCAATAATTTTTAATGTGTTGTATATGCACATTTCACCATTGATACGTGTTAGGAATGACTTATCATACTTGAATTGGTAGTTTTCATAATCAGCTTGATTTCTGATTGTGAATTTACTTCCTTGCTCGTATTCACCAAATAGATTTATCGTCATATCCTTTTCTTGTTTCCAGCAAGCGTTTCCGCCTTTCATAGCACTTGCTACGCTCCAGCTTTCACAAGGTGGACTAGCTAGAATAACATCAGGTCTATCTAGCTTGTCCAACTGCTCCCATAATGCGTTTGGTTTATGTAGCGTATTAATTGCAAGGTCTTGGTTGATACACGCATCACCAATTCCTATTGATGTGATCGTGTGTTGCCCCCCCATATTCACGTTATATTCATCTACCGCTTGATGATAACACCCATTGCCATCATCAAATAACCCCCAAATGTGCATCCTCTTTTCTATTCACCTCAATCAATCACAGTACATCCATACTTTGCTTTTCTCATACGATGCTTAACTTTCTTTACGTTGTTCCCAAGGTACGCTAACACATCATTTCGTTTGATTGCGTTATCTTGCATCGTTTCCCTTTTCCGTTTATACATTCGATACGCTGGACACTTAACGTGGCAAGCTACCTCTCTGTACTCACAGTTTTTGCATGGTGCATTCAATATTAATACTCACTCCTTGATGTAATCTTCAATGAGGTATGTTTTTGTTTCTTGCACTACCCATGATTTGTTCTCGTACCCATGACGTTTTTCCCATGCTTGAAATACTTTTGTTAGTTCTTCGCTTAGTTCGTCCATGTGTTCGTTTTTAACATCTTTCATGTAATCGTCTGAATATTCTGCAATTTCATCATCCAAGTCATAATCAAGCACATTCCAAATCGCTCGTTCACCATCTACTTCAGGTACGTAGTAATAAGGATTTCCAATTCTTACTTCCTCAATATCACATTCCCCTAAATAACCATGATCACTATCGTATATACCAAACAAATCTTTTTGGTATTCCAAATAATCTTCGATAGCATCTTTAATGCTATCTTTCGGTTCACCAGCTACTTCATCTTCACACCAACAATATTTTGTTTCATCTTTAACTAGCATTGTTATTTACCTTTTCAACTCTATACATTCAATAATGCAATTCGCAGGCGATACGGAAATAAATCTTTTTCGTTCATCAGTAAAAGTAATTACTGTTTCGTTGCCTATTTGTACATTTCGTATAGCACGTTCAAATGCTTTTTTATCTTCAAAAGTTTTTGTTTCATATGTGCCTGTTCCACAATTCATAACAATTGTTAGTTCAACCATTTTTATCACCTCTTAGAACGGAATGTTTTCATCTTGATTTGCGTTTTCAAAACTATCAAAGTTAGATGTGCCAGCATCACCATTCATTAACGATGTACCAACAAAGTTTGCTACAACTTCTGTTACATAGCGTTTCTGTCCATCTTGTGTTTCATAGCTACGTGTTTGAAGTCTACCCTCTACAAACGCTCTATTGCCTTTTCTCAAATTGCCTACGCTTTCACCTAGCGCTCCCCATGCTACGCAATTAATGAAAGCAGTCTGTTCTTTGGTTTCGTTGTTACTGTCTATGTAAGTGTTAGATGCAGCAACTGTGAATGTTGCAACTGCTTTACCTGTATTCGTATAGCGCACTTCAGGATCACGTGCTAAATTACCTAAAATTTGTACTGTATTCATATATCAATCTCCTTAAATCTTTTGCTCGATACACATTGTGCCTTTGTATACCTTGATGATTTCCTCTAGGCTTTCAAAAGTACGTGCATCCGCTTTCATAATCATTTGCATTTGTTGAGTTGCCTCTTCTTGCGTATCTACATTTAGAGGTATCTCAATAGTGATTACCATCTTTCGTTTTTTACTTAGCATTTATACCCCTTACCAATAACTAAGCTGGTTTAGTTCAGCCTCTACATCATCAATAAACACATCGTAGCTAGGATGAATGTGGCAATCGA